TTCACGGTCTTCTATGATCAGGGTGCCTGGTGGGTGGAGTCTACGCGGGAGGGTGTCGAGTTTCGGGAGCCTATCGCCTGCTATGACACCGCCGATTTAGGTTACGAGATTGGTTGCATGTTGGATAAGGCCGGGTGGGAGCAGTGATTGGGGTGGATCGTTTTGTTGCGAACAAGGCTATTGACTTCGACGGCTGGATTGAGGCCCGACTGTACGGGGTGACGGCGACACAGGTTGCGAAGGCTGCAACACCTGCCGGGTTCCGGGAAGCGCTCGCTGGGCTGCTCGACCCTACACCGATTGAGGACAACGACTATATGCGGTTCGGTCGGGAGCAGGAAGGCCCGATCGGGTTGTGGGTTAAAGACCAGTTCGGGGTTATGCCTAACGAATGGTTGATATCTCACGGAACTGAGGCTCACCATCTGGCTACGCCGGACGGTATCTCCCTCAGCCATGACGTTATTAGCGAGGTAAAGACGACCGGGAAGGATTGGGATCCGATGAAGATACCGATTCAGTATCGGCGGCAAGTGCAATGGCAGATGCATGTTACCGGCACGAGCGTGTGTGTGTTTGCCTGGATGTTACGCCTCGACCTTGGGGGTATATATCAGTCGGGCTGGTTCGAACCTAAGTGGGTCGAGATTGTTCGGGACGATGACATGATTGCGGAACTGTCGGTGGTCGCCGATAACCTTTGGGGAGAAGTCAATGCTCACCGTTAGGCAGAAAACGATACAAGGGTTTATTGTGAGGTTTCAAAGGGTGAACGGGTTTGCGCCCACAATCCAAGAAATTATGGTCGATAGCGGGCTCGCTTCACTGTCGTCGGTTGTCTACCAGTTGGATCAGCTACAAGAAAAGGGTTATATTACGCGAGCAGCAGCATCGGCGCGGTCAATCCGCGTCTTACTTACAGTCAATGGAAAGGGAGTACATCATGGGAACAGCTAGAGAAGTTATCACCGAGGTTATGGGTGCGGTCAGATCTGTCGGGAAGGATGGGGTGAACGCTCATCAAAACTTTAAGTTTCGTGGGATAGATGCGGTCGTGAACGCTATCGGCCCGGCGCTAAGAACAGCGGGCGGCTTTATTGTCCCGAATGTTATCGACGCCCGGCATGAGGTGGCACAGTCTGCGAAGGGTGGCACCCTAAACACGGTGCGCTTGCAGGTGGAGTTCAGCGTGTACGGGCAGGAAGGCGACCCAGTTACCGGCACTGTGTCTGCGGAAGCGTTTGACTCGGGCGACAAGGCTACTGCTAAGTGCATGAGTGTCGCGTACAGGACGTTTATGTTGCAACTGTTTTGTCTGCCTACCGATGAGCCTGACCCTGATGCGGATAGTTACAAGTTGGGTACGCCTGAGGTTGCGCCGGTCGCTCCAGAGACGTTCCTGGTTAGTGTCGATGCGAGTGTGTCGATTGAGGAACTGAACGCTTTATGGCAGGATGCTCTAAAGGGCGGGTTCTCTGCCACCGTGAAGGATTTATTTAGCAAGCGGAAGAAGGCGCTCACTGATGAAACGAAATGATGAAGGCGTGTTAGCTATGGCGGTCGAGGTGTTCCAGCGTGTGTCTGTTATTACTAAGCCGATAGAGTTCCGCAAAAAGTATGACAGCGCGGATGAGGGCGACCCTTACGGTGAGGTGATCAGGTGGACTTATCTCACTGGGGGAAAGCTGTTCAGTGAGTAACCTAACACCGCAACAGGTCATCGAAACGCTAACCAAAATATCGAAGGATATCGACGAGGCAACCGATGAGATCGCTTTGCTTGACGAGGCTGCGGTGCGGGCGAGGGTGGCACATAAGGTTGCCTACGCTCGCGCCTTCCTCAGTGTTGAGGGGGCAATGGATGTGCGACGGTATACGGCTGATTCTGTGACGGTCGATTCTTTGTTGGGTACTGAGCTGGCAGATCAGGCGTTGCGGGCTGCAGTGTCTGCGATTAGGGCGTTGCGTGACCGGCTGGAGGTTGGTAGATCTTTGGGGCCGCTTGTTAGATTGGAATGGGGTCAATCCTAACGGTAGGCTTGTTTCATGCAAGAGGATTTTAGTCCGATAGATTTTCCGAACTATGCGGAGATGACGTATGGGCAGCTGAGGCCGATTATGGGGTTGCATACTCAGCCAAGTACAGGCGATTATGCGGAACTGTTACGGGGCACCCTGTCAAGGAAAGGGAAACGTCGCTTTGATGCGATGACGGGGCATCAAGTTCACTCGCTGGTCTATAACTACATTGACCTAAACATGACGCGGGAGTCGTTGCTTGACGAAATGTTTTACGATGACGAATGAGCTGCGGGTCGTCGAGTTTACGGTGATGGGTGAGCCACGATCGAAGCAACGCCCGCGAGTAACAACGCGGGGGACGTTTACGCCGAAGGAAACGGTGGCGGCTGAGAAACGGGTGCGTGACGAGTGGCGGCTGCTCGGGGTGCCGAAGCTTGAGGGGCAACTGGTTGTGCAGCTACAGTTCTTCAACGGTAATAAGCGACGTCGTGACCTGGATAATATGGCGAAGCTAATTTTGGATGCGTTGAACCGGGAAGCGTTCGATGACGATTATCAGGTTGTCGGGGTCAAAATGTCGAAGTATTTTACGGCGGCAGCTAACGCTCGAACAACTGTTCGTATTGAGGAGATTGCGGGGTGGCCGGATGAACGCGAAACAGTTTCAACGCTATTTGGTTCGTGATGGTGGGTGCGTTCACTGTGGCGAGTCTGAGGCGATAGCACCACACCATCGGGCAAATAGGGGGATGGGGGGCTCTAAGGCCCGTAGCGTGGCGTCTAACGTCGTTGTGATGTGTTCTTGGATGAACAGCGCGATGGAGTCTGATGCTCGGGTGGCAGATATGGGTCGGGAGTATGGGTGGAAGTTGCGTTCGTACGATAACCCGCTGCTGGTGCCGGTCTTTTATGAGTCGATGGGGGTATGGGTTTTGTTGAACGATGAGTATGGGTGGGCGGAAGTTTAGGTTAGGCTTCAAAAAAAAAGGGGGAGTTATGCCTATTGTTAGGCGAAAACTAGAGCATGAGTATCGGTTCACACAGATCCCGAACGAATGGTTGCGGGATTCTCGGCTGTCTTTGAAGGCTAAGGGGCTACTGGGTCAGCTGCTTTCTCACGCCGAGGGCTGGAATGTAACTATCGGCTCTCTAGCGAAGGCGAATGGGTGCGGTCGTGACTCGGTTCGGGCCGCTGTAAAGGAGCTAGAGGATGCGGGATATCTGCGGCGGGAGCAGTCGCGGGCGACGGGCGGGGAGTTCGCGGAGGTTATGTGGGCGACGTCTGAACCGCAGACCGATTCACCGTCGCCGGATTTACCGTCGTCGGGTAAACCGGCATCGGTAAACACGACACTTAAGAAGACTATTAGTAAGAATACTAATGTTAAGAACACTATTACTAAGAATACATATAGTGATTCTTTGCTCGATGAGGCTTTTGAGACCTTCTGGGATTCTTATCCTCGGAAGGCAGGGAAGGCGCAGGCCCGTAAAGCGTTCGGAAAGAATGCGCTAAAGCACATGACTGAGATGCTGGATGGTGCGCGGCGGATTGCTTCGGATCCTAATCTGCCCGAGGCACAGTTCATTCCTTATCCAGCGACTTGGATAAACCGTGAGGGTTGGAGCGACGAGGCTTACCCGGAGAGGGGTGGCGGGAAGATGTCTAACGCCCAAAAGAATCTTATCGAATATCAGAAGACTGTTAGGGGGGCGATCAGTGGAGAAGCAGGAGGTACACGCATTATTGGTTCAGATTAGTTATCTGGATCAGCGGATTGTCGATACAGGTACGGTGCAGATGTGGTGGGAGATCTTGCGTGGTTACGACTATCAGGTTGCGCGTGATGTTGTTCCGATCTGTTTCGGCGAGTCTGATGCGTATCTAACTCCTTATCGCTTATTGAGGGCGATCAAAAGATCTATGGAGGATCTCGCTGTGGTTCGCGCTAAGGCTGTGACTTATGCGGATGATGGGGGGCTGGGGGCACCGGATAATCTTGTGGAGATTACAGCGTTTTACGGGAGGCTTTGGCTTGCTCACCCTTGGGGTGCCGGGGAGAGCCCGGATGCTAAGGCCGCTGAGGTGGGCTGGGTTGTGCCACTTCCGAGGTGGGGCGATTAGGTAGGGTGGCGGATATCACCTATCCTATAGGTAACAAGAAAAGGGGAAACAAAATGTACACAATCCACCACAGCTCCGGTATCCCACTAATGAACAACCAAGGCGAAGTGGTCGTTTACTCCACAGAACGCCTGGCCCAAAACGCGCTGGACGATATTCGTACAGACTTCGACAACACGGAAAACATGACGTACAAAGAAGTGTCCTTGCTCACAAGCGAGTAGCAATCAAGCCGGGGTGTGGCGGCACCCCAAAACCGGAAGGGGAACCAAAATGAGACCAACTGAGAAAGATATCCAATCAACCACCAGCGGCTACTACCGTTTGGCCTGCGACGGTCGGCACGACTACATAAACCATTTTTACATGTACAACACAAAGCGCGAAGTTATCACTTTATGGCGAGCAGACCACGAAAAGGAAGGGAGCCTGAAATGACTGAACCGGAAGCATACGAAATGCCTGAGGATGGGTTCGACATATGCGAGGCTTGCAACTATCTTGAGCCTGTGGCGGCGACTATAACCGCTGATGGTTTAGAGCCGCTACGCCCGTTATGCCTCGCCTGTGCGACCGAATTGGGGGAGATCTGATGTGCAAGAAGTGTGACAAGGCGTTAGCGGTATCGGAGTGGTGGGAGCCGTTCGTGCCTCAATCTCATGAGACACCGAAACAGTATCTGAAGCGGGCCTACCATTTCGACGATTACGACATGAACTTTGTCATGATGAAGCTGGAGTCGCCCGCGGATCTTGTGACGGTGGCGGAGGCGCACAACATTACGGGGGTGCGGCATCAGTATGAGCCGGGCCAGTATGCGGTGCAGGTTATCCGAGATTTAGTGTTTCTTGTTTATACGACCGAGTTTGAGGATCAGGCGTGGTGAGCTGGGCGCACGAACTAGGCATAGACCTGTTCTTGTTGGAGCAAGAACATCCCGCAACGCCTGCACAGGGGCGACTGAGGCGCGAACATGAAGCGAAGGCCGAGTTTTATTGGGTGTGCCGGCGGAGGCTCGAACGGGAGGAAATCGTGGGAGTCTATGACGCGACGCTTTTTGACGTGAGCAATGTTAATCCTGCGCGAGACCGGCGGCGACGTAAAACTAAGGTTAGAAAACCTAACCCTCCACTTGTGAAGGTGGGAAACCGTTACTTCAGCGAACGCCGCGTCGCTTTGGCCCTGGGGATTACGGGGGAGCAGAAACCGTAAAAGCGCGTAAAACTCGACAAAG